ATGTTGTTTCCTGTGATTTTACTTTCAAAAACTAATGTATTTTACAATTGCCAAAGAAAATTAATATCTTTGCAAGAAATAAAAATACTTACTAAGAAAAAGGATACGGAAATGATTTTACAGTTTTCAATCAAAAATTATAAAACATTCAAAGAGAAAGCTACTTTGAGTTTTATTGCATCTAATTACGATAAAGAGACCCGTGAAGATGAAAACATATACTACAATGAAAGATTTGGATTTAGATTGCTAAAAAGTGCTGTAGTATTTGGAGCTAATGCAAGTGGAAAAAGTAAGTTGTTTGAAGCTTTTAGGTTTATGAAGCGATATATTAGAAATAGTTCTAAAGAAGGGCAAAAGGGAGATGAAATTGATGTTGATCCTTTTAGACTAAATAGCCTAACTGAAAATGAACCATCAGAATTTGAAATAACCTTTATTCACCGAGATGTACAATACAGATATGGGTTTGAAGTAACCAGAAGTGAGGTTATTTCGGAATGGCTGTATCAAAAACGAAAGATAAAAGAAGTTGAGTTGTTTTATAGAGACGATACAGGAGTTGAATTACACGAAAGAAATTTTTCTAAAGGGAAAAGGATCGTAAAAGAAGAGTTGCTAAGAGAGAATGCTCTTTTAATTTCAGTGGCAGCGCAGTTCAACGATGTGACTTCAATCGAAGTTCTTGAATGGTTTAAAGGGTTAATAAATCTTTCGGGTCTTGATGAGTCTGGATATAAAGGTTTTACTGTAAGCAAGGCCGATGATCTAGTTGAAAAAATAAAAATTCTAAATTTACTAAAGGCTGCGGATTTGGGCATCAAGGATATTCAACCAAAAAGACTAGATTTAGATAAATTACCAAAAGATCTTCCAGAAGAAATAAAGAATAAAATTCTTCGTGAAGTTGAAGAAGAAAAAGCAGAATTTTTTTCAGGGGTTTTAACGGCACATGATAAGCATGATGAAGAAGGAAACTCCATAGATGGTGTACAGTTTTCACTTGAAGATGACGAATCGTCAGGAACAAGAAAGTTTTTCGCATTGACAGGGCCTATTTTAGATGTTCTCAAAAATGGATATATTCTTGTAGTTGATGAGTTAGATTCTAAGCTACACCCTAATTTAGTATGCAAAATAGTATCGCTGTTTAATTCTAAAGAGTTTAACCCAAATAATGCTCAATTAATTTTTAATACTCATAACACCAATCTTTTAAATTCAGGATTGTTTAGACGTGATCAAATTTGGTTTACTGAGAAGAATAAGTTTGGAGAAGCTAAATTATTTTCTCTAGCAGATTTTAAATCAAAAGATGTGAATAAAAAAGACCCATTTGAAGAGCATTATATTGATGGAAGGTATGGAGCAATTCCTTTTTTAGGCTTATTTGATAACTTAGATTATATTCTATCGCCTCATGAAGATGAAAAGTAAAAGAGAAAAAGATATTGCTAAAATAAAAGCACATAGAGATTTACTGAAAGAACAGAGAAGAGGCAAGCAGAATATTGAAAGGAAAGAAGCTACTTTAGAAGAGAAGCCTACAATATTAATTGTATGTGAAGGAAAAAATACTGAGCCTTCATATTTTAAACAATTTAAACTTTCATCTGCAACTGTAAAAGCAATAGGTGAGGGTTATAATACTGTTTCATTAGTAAAACGAACTGAGCAATTAGCTAAGATAAAGGATTATGATCAAGTTTGGTGTGTATTTGATAAAGATGATTTTAATGATACTGATTTCAACAATGCAATATTAATGTCAGAAGGTTTAGACTTCAACACTGCTTATTCTAATCAAGCTTTTGAATATTGGTTGATACTTCATTTTAATGACCATCAAGGAGCAGGTATGCTTCGTAGTGATTACGATGATGTAATAAATGGTTTGCTTGAATCATTACCATCCACTGTAGTTTATGATGGGAAAAGAAGTAAATTAATTGAAGAAGACTTTTTCAATTTATTAGTTGGTATTGATACAAAAACAAATAACAGAAGAGTTGATTTAGCAATAAAAAGAGCAGAAAGAAATTATAATCAACATGACCATTTAAACCCTGCTAGCGAACAATCAACAACAACAGTTTTTAAACTGGTAAGAGAGTTGTTGAAATACGTTTAATTTAGCTACTAGTACGTTAACTAGATATATTCGACCACCTTGCTAATTTTTCACAACAATTTAGTAAGGTGGTTTTCATTTAGAATAATATTACTTTTTTTTCATTCTTTTATAAAAATATCTACCTACAATAAAAAGAATGATATACAACCACCAGTAGTCTAAAATTGAAGATTTAGCAGTTACATTTTTTGAGTCAGTTATGATGTGAGTTTTTGTTGTTTTACCACCTGAATTACTTGAATTTTTAGCAATGTTATTTTGTTGCTTTTTAGATATATTTTTTAACTCACTAGCATTAGAAGAGCTGGAAGCAACTTGTTTAATTCTAGTACCTTTTATTATTGCATTCTGCACCGTGGTTACAGTACCATTAGGAGCTATTATACTAATAGGTTCAGTACTATCTACAGGAGTGAGGGTGAAGCTTTCAGCATCAATAAAGGTTATAGACTGGTTATGTACTCGCTTTTCAGTTTGCTCGTCTACTTTTGTTGTAGATAAATCCTTTTCTTGAGCAGTAGTAAGGTACTGCTCAATAGTATCAATACGTTCTTTTTTGCTATGTTTTTCTACTTGGCGCGTTTTGCAACCAAGTAGAATAAATAACAATAATAGTGAGGGTATATATTTCATTAGTCTAGTATTTTCGGGTGTACAAACAGAGCCACGTTAATACTTCTTACGCGATTCATAACCGCGCCACCATTACTTTGATTAGATACCGAAGTATTCCCTTCAATTGTATAAAACAGCCCTTGCGCTTTACTTTTCCAACCATTAAAAATACCCACATGATCGTATCGACCATCTTTATTCCAATCAAAAAAAACTAAATCACCTACTTGTGGTTTTTTAGTAACTTCACCTGTTTTTTTAAAATGAGCTACTGCTGTTTGGCAACCAGCAAAACCTTTGTAGAAACCTATTTTAGGTAACTTTAGCCCTGCATGGGCATACACCCACGAACAAAATATAGCGCACCAGGCTACACCATTAAAACCAAACCATTTACCATATTTAGTTTGGTTACTGTTTTTAGGGCTTTCAGTTGTACCTACTTCTTTAAATGCAACATCAATTATTTTTTGTCCTTTCATAGTTTTAGAATTTAAATTTTATTCTATTATGTTTTCTTGTGTATCGGGCTGTTTATCTCTAAAATTATTTAAGTCTAAATCTTTATTAAAAGCATTTAGTTTTGAGATCCAGCCAAGAGGAGGGAAGCGACCATTTGTTAAAGCGCTAATATTCATAAAAGCAGAACCTGCGGGATATAGCACAACAATAAGCCGTGTTACCATCTTTAAGTAGTCATAAATTAATGAAGCCTCTTTAACAACCAGGTATATAACCTCAAAAAGTATAGCAGCCACTACACATAAGGATAGTTTTGTAAGTAAGCCTATAGCATTTTTCTTGAAGGTAAAATCTTTGACCCTGAAAGCATGATATATACTTCCTACAATATGATCTACAGCTATACAAATAAGAACTCCTGCTACATAGTCACGGTTAGAAATAGTCCAGCCTGTAATATTTATTATTACAAACGTGGGAATAACAGCAACAATAGCAAGCTTAACAGTACTCCACAATTTTATAAGTATACCGCCTTTATGCAGCCAGTAAAAGCTCATTAAAACAAACAGTAAAAGCCAGTTTTTTAGTTTGAGTAAATGTTTCATAGTTTTATTTTCAAGGTTAAAATTCTTCTTCAGGTTTTTCAAATTCGTTGATCAATATTTGCACATCATATTTTCGTAGCATGAATGTTACAATAGCATCAGTAAGATCAGTTACGATATGTTTATTGTGCATACCAACTAGATCTATATCTTTTGAAATTTTCATTATTGACGTGATCTCTTGATCGTCGTATCGTATTAAATAAGTATCCATTTTATTGTTCCGGTTTTAAAGTCCATATATGTTCATACTGGTGTGTTAAAACCCACACCTTTTCTAGTGAAGTTGTTGGTGTTCCGTTTGCGCTTCCTTGTATATATTCTGTAGGCTCTTGATATATTCCACTTGGTCGAAAAGAATTAGCAGGAGAAGCTGATCTATAGGTTAGTATATTCATAGTCCTAAAAGCAGTATTACCTGCTGTAATAGCAGCATTAGCAGTAACAAAAGCATAGATACTATCTACTAGATCATTCATCTTTTGTAGCGTTTCAAAACTAGCATGGCAATCGAAAGTTTTAAGACTTGTAAGGTTTACGAGCCACGAAGGCCATGTTAAATCCATCTTTTGCTGCCATCTGAAATTAATTTCTCTTAAAGCTGTTGCATCGCTGAAATCACCCCATGAAATCAAGTTGAAACGCCCACTATATACTGAGTAGTTGTAACTACCATAAATTACAAGCGTTTCTAGTACTTTCATTTGATTAATACAACTTGGAGGTATTCCATCATTCCATCGTCCGTAAGAAGCATCGAAAGTAGTAACAGATAGATCATCTGTATCTAATATTAGATCTACAGCGGTTAACGTTGAACCAAAAGTTCTAATATTTAAATATTTTCCTGTAGATGGCACTTCTTGTATGTACCTTTTTACTTCTGAAAATGGAAAATTATTAGAGTCACTAATATTCAAACTCTTAAAACTGGTTAAGCTTGAAAGATCAGTAGGAAACTTGAAATTTTCGCTTGCAGGCATGGACTTACATGAAAATGTATTTAGATTAACAATTTCACCGAAACTTTCAGGTAATTGATAATTAAGATTACACTTGTTTAACGATAGTATATTTAACGTTGTTTTAAATGGCTGTATAATCTCTGTATTAAAATGATTAGCATCTGAAAGCGTTATGTAACTAGAGAGATTTAAATAAGTAATAGGGCTATTCTTTATCCATATTGGAACGGTAGTAGCTGTAGAACCTATAAACGATAATGAAACTATTTTTAAAAGTGTATTTACAGCTTCATTTTCAAATGCAGAAAGATTTGGTAGAAATTCAAGCTCTAAAATCACTAAGTTTCGTAATCGTGCTAACGATGGGAATATACCCAATAACACTACATTCTGGAAAGATATAGCTTGTATTTTGCTAGGGGTTTCAAACTTGATATATATTTCGCGCTCTTGCTCGTAGTAATGATCTACGGTGTCAATTTTTGCAGAGTCTTGTAAGTCTTGATAAAAGTGTATTCCAAACTCTTCACCACCGTTTCCATCATTAGGTCTTACATATATATCAGCAGAATTAGGGGTGATAGTCGCAGGATCATCAGAATCATTTACTCGAAATATTCTTTCTGTTCTGCTACCATTCTGCACTAGATTATATTCGTGCCACCCTGTGCCATCTGAATAGTCAATTAATACTTTGTTATCTACATTATTAAATGATCGTATTTGAAAAAAACATGAACGTGTTGAGTAACCATCGGCACGCGCAGGGAAGCACGTACCTCTAGTGTTTAATTTTAAAATTATTTCTCCATCAGGTAAAATAATGGGAGCAAAACCACCAACAGTACCTATCGTGTTATATGTTGTTTGCAGTACCATTATTCAAGGGGGATATTAGATAATTGTAATGTAGTCCAGTCAGTATCGTTGTCTCCTGTTTTAAGATATATTTTAGGTGAAGGAAGTTCTTTACACACAATTTGTGTTCCTTTAACAAAGCCATTTGCAGCGCTATAACCACCTATGTTTATTAATGCATCTATAGAGTTGTATGGGGTTGTAGTTTCATCTATAATAAAAAGTTCTTTTGTAGGTATAGAAGTACTATTACCTTGGTCATCAACACCAACTACTACTATTTCTCCAGTTGATGGGAGTGGAGAGGGCTTGTCTACTTTGTTTTGTAAATCTAAATCAGCAATAACATTACTGTTTGTACTAGCTACAAAATCAGTAGCTTCTAAATCACCATCATAAATACCAGGATCACCCACAAATTGCACAAAGTATAATACTGACTCAGTTACATAACTAAAATAATAAGTCTTAACCGCACCGTTTTCATTTTGAGTGCCTGAGTCGCTAAAATCACGTTGTTCACTATTAACTATTGTCAAATAATCACCATCAGGTATATTACCTAAAGTAGTTAGACTAGCCGCAGGGTTATTATCTATATCGGCTTCAGTAGTATTTAATATTGATTTTAAAACCACAGACAAAGCACTGATATCTGTACCATCAGAAAAAACACTTCCCCACCAGCCTTTACCTGAAAGAAAATCAAATAAATATTTTTTACCATTTCGTGTAAATTCAAACGTTACCGGAGTAACTATTTTTCCAATAACAAGAATCCACGGTAAAGCATTAATTGCAGTTGCAACTTCTTGCCTGGTAATTTCACCCGTACCAACAAGCTCACCAAACTGAATATACAAACCTTTGTTATTACTGTAATTATCAACAGTAGCAGCTAAATCAACTATTCTACCATTTAAAACAGCAATATTATTATCAGCCTCAGCACTTGTAAGTGGTGACCCTTTTTCAGCTCTATATACTAAATCACTCATACATGAATTACTTTTCTATTACTTTATCCGTTAAATCAAAATCAATAACATAGTTTACCGCGCTATCATTGGGTTGGTAAAACTTAACAGTATAGGGTACTGTAGTTTGCTTAAAACTAAATTGGCTACCTGTACTACCATTATTGAGTAATAAGCCCACAGCACGCAATGCAGTAACATCTTCATTACTTATAGGTTGACCATAAGGCAATGAAATCACTGTTTTTATATTTTCAGGAAACGAAGGCGTATTAAACACAGCCTTTATAACTATACCATTAGGTACAGCATCACCAGTAGTACTATCAATATCATTTCGTACATAAGAGCTTCTTAAATCAAACTCTTTTACACCTGAATCATAAGCTACTTTAAAAACATAACAGCCTTGCTCATGTACAAAAGCAGCAGCATCAATAGCATTAAATAAAGCATCCATATAATCAGGATCGGTAAACTGAGTAGGTAGCACAGCAGGTAATGTATCAGGCAAATCTGCCAACACATAACGGCGCTCTACATCAAGTAACAAAATATCACCCGTTGCTAACCATGTTTGTAGCTTACCTTTATCAAGTCGCTCGTATAATGTTATTTTACCTATATTTCTTTCCATTATTCTACATAATCTTCTGTTACATAACTAGCCTCTACATACACCCGAGCTGATAAGTTTTCGGATAAATTCCATTGCTGTACTCTACAATAGAGTATGTGTATTGTGTTATCTATTGACATAATCAGTAATGTTTTCTATTTTAGCTTCTAAAGCAGTAATTTGGGTGTGACCTGTAGTAAAATTTATAGCTAAGCGTAATGGTATAAAATCTCGCATTTCGCGCCAGTTAAAGCGTAAAAATTCCATAGGAGTAACAATACCATAAGCATTGCCTTCTATTTTTACTAAAGGCTCAGGCTGCACATCGTGATACATTTTTGCCATGCAAACCCCGTGGCGCTCAACTTCATCAATACCGTAACGTTTCCAGCTTTCACGCCATTCATTATTTTCAGTAATCCATCCGTATTGCCCTGGTAAACCTTGTCCCGTATTAATAAATAGTATTTCGAAGTTGTCGATGTTATCAAAAACATCACTAGCATGATCGACTTTTATCATACTAATAAACCATGTACCATTAGCAGCTTGGTACACGCCCCACAATACACTAGGATCACCACTATATAAATCGTTTATATAATAATTCTCACCTAAGTACTGCACCATTAATAAAGCTGTATTTTGCAATATTACTTGCGCATCTTGGTATGATATATAAAGTTTATATATTGTAAATGCACCAACTTGCACTTCGCTTGTTAGTACAGTAACATCGTTATCTAAACCATCAAAAGGGATGTATCTACGAAAACGAAATTGTTTTTGTGATAAGTCCTGTATACTATCACCATGAAAGTAGGAGAGGGCATATACTGTAGTAAAATCAATATCGCGCACAAAAGAATCATACCATTCATCTTGCGCCGTATATTCAGCCTCTAACACCGTAAACGTATAACCATAAAATTCTGCGTTTTCAGGATCAGGAAAAACAGGAGCGAAAAATTTAAGGTTAAAGAAACCGTTATGTGGTAACTCTATGTTTTCTTTTTCTAGTTTTCCCGTTGTTTGCTCAGGTGTAACATTTACAATATTATAATCTAACGGGTTTTCTTCTATAATCTCACTAGATCCCGCGCGATAATCCATTTCGTATTTAAAATTAGCAGCACCTAATGCTTGCGGGCGGTTTGATACCATCATGGTATCATTTACTACCATATCACACCTAAAAACATCTTGCAAACTCTCACCATCAATAAGTTCTTGACTACCACCGTTTGCAAACAAGGCTACTTTAAAGGTTAAATAACGATCGATATACTCATCAGAGGTTTTTAAGTAATGAGGGTTTTGGAGGTTTATAAAATTAGTTAATGTACCCGCTGCGGTTTCGCCCGTAGCAGCTGCACCAATACCATAACTTTTAGCAAGCTTTAAATTATAAGGACCTATAGGACTTTGCAGTACTATTAAATCGAGTCCGTTTGTAAAGTCAAGTAAATATTTACCCTCACGTGAGCCAACTCCTGCACTAATACTACCGTTTTTTTGCCAGTGTTTTATTGGTGCTTCAGTAGCAACACCATGTGTACCGGCATCTAGTATAGCATTACCTGTACCTATGTGCCATTTATCAGGATCTTCTTCTATTATATATTCAGGTAATAAATCACCATTTTCATCTATTGCCCAGGTTGCATTTACTTCTTTCCAAGGTGATACTACAGAGATATAAGGAGGTTCTTGAAAAAACAAATCGTGACTAGGGCGTGCTATATTTCTATTATCTACATACACACCATCTACGGTATAGCGTACAAATTCGCCATAGGTTTCATGTTTACGGTTTATACCAGTTACAAACCATTCGCCTTGCCAAGTAAATACAGTACAACCTATGCTTTTTACTAAAAGCTCTAAAATTTCATAAGCGCTTTTACGTTTGGGTAATGCTTTTAAAACACCAAATGCACCACGTGGTCCTTCTTCCTCACGGTACACTGTACCATCTACATATATTTCATCCCATCGATAATTAACTGCCGCAGGTAGTATAGCAGGAGCAAAGTTTATTACTTGGCTTAAACCAGTAAGTTTTAAACACTCCGCTATTAATTGTATAACACCACTTTCTTTATTATAATACTCGTAAGGCAATGTTTTACCTTTAAGTCTACCAGTACCACAAGTAGCTACCATATTTACAAATAAGTGACCGTTTTGGTATGGTTCACCATACTGGTCAGGCATTAAGTGCCCAGCCCATAACAAAGCATCATCTTGATCGCTCAATGTTACTTTGTACCTGGTATCGCTACCGGTATATAAATGAAAAAACTTGCCATCAGCCACATCAGGCACCGAGAAGTTAAACTTTAATTCTGAAGTTAATAATGTTTGGTATTTATCATCACCACCGTTATAAAACAGTACTGGCGCACCTTTTTCGGTACGTTCTTCTAACAGTACACGATCGTTTTCGTGTGTATCTATTATTTTTATATTAAAGCTCGTTACATTCATTATCTATTACGGTTTTGAATGTTATTAGTACGATCTAAAACAAGCTTTAATTTTGAGCCTTCAACTTCGAAACCACCCATTAATTGTACGGCAACATCGGCAGCACTCACAGCAGGGTTTGTTTGTGCTAATAAATTACGTTGCTGCCTTTGATTTAAAACTAACTCACCACTATTAGCACGTATCATTAATCTATCACCTATGTATGACGTACCACCAATTACACCACCGTTTTCAAATTTTGGTAGTGCTGCAAAAGCTGCAAAAACCCCACTCATTGCCTGAGCTATAAAAGCAGGAGTAGTAAAGATTGAAGCAGGACCAGTAGCCGCACCAGCAGCCGTAGCACCTGCAATAGATTGCGCTAAAGATTGCGCAAGCATTGCCGATATAATTTTAATGATTGTACCCGCCAGCATTTTAAAGAAACCTTGTAAACCATCGTTTGCAGCACCAAGACTATCTACAAAACGATCAGACATACCCTCAAAAGCATTAGCAAAACCATTAGCTACTAAAGTTGCTGTTTCTTGCATTTCTTTAGACTTTGTATTCATAGCATCCATCTGCTCTTTATAGTTTTGCCCAAATACACGTACACCTTCATCAGCTTCAGCTAATTTTTCAGTAGGAAAATCAAATTTTATATCGCGCTCTAATTCAAATTCAGCAATAGCACGCCCTAAACCATGATACACTTCTGAGGTAGTAGCAACTTGATTTTGTAATTTTTGCAGATTAGCAATTTCGTTATTGTAGTACTCAACACTACCCACACTATCAAGCTCAGGAGTATCACCACCTAAACGTTCTTCTACAGTAGTAACTTTAACCCTAACATCATTTAAGGCATCTATTTTAGAGCGAAGTATATCGATACGGTTTTCAAGTACACGCACTCCTTCGGGCGTTGTTTCAAATTGTTTTTTAAGCTTTTCAAGCCCTGAAATTTGTTCTTCGAAATAAGCAATTGTACCTTTTTTTATTCCTTCATCAATACCTTTATTTTCAGCAGTACTAACACCGTTTAGTAAGTCCAGGTATTTTTTATTTTCTTCAAATACAGTTGTTAAAAAATCAACTTTACGTTTTTCGGCAGCAACTCTTTTTTTAGCAGCCTTTTCTTCTAAACCATCAAGTTTTTTAACTTGCTCCTGTAATACAGCATTTGTTTTTAATTGCGTTTCAGTTTGCGTAAGATTTTTTTCTTCAAACTTTCGGCGCGCTTCAGCTGCTTCATTTGCTTTAAACTCAGCATCAATTTGCGCTTTAAAAACCTCAGTTAGTTTTTCCTGTGCAGCCTTTGCTAAAGCCCCTTTTAATAGTACTGCGTTATACTTTTTTACAGCCTCACGTGCTTCATCAGTATTAATTTTTTCTAACGTTAAATTACCCAAGTATTTAGGCGCAAGCTGGTTTAATTCTTTTACAGCAGCAACACGCTCTTTATAGTCTACTTTTAGGTTTTTAGCAACACTTAAAAGCTGATTAACTTTAGCTTTTTGTGATGATATTAATTTATTAGCCTTAGTGTTTAAATCATTAGAAAGCTTTAAACGCTCGTTATTTTCTTTTTGCGCTGCTGTTAACTTAATAACATTATTTGAAGCACTCAACGCATAGATAGCAACAGCACCTAAAGCTACTGCCACCGCAGCATAAGGATTAGATAACATTACAGTATTAAGCGCTTTTACAGCTCCTGTAATACCAGTAAACCCTGTTACTACAACAGGAAATAATTTAATTAAACCACCTACACCAAATAATACAGGACCTATAGCCGAAGCTACACCACCAACAGTAACAATAAAACGTTTTGTACCATCATCAAGCCCCTTTATATACTTTGCTAATTCTTTAGCTTTATTTATAAAAGGCTCGATCCCTTTATAAATAATAGCACCAAAATCTTCGGTAATATCACTAATAGTATTACCAAGCTGTTTTAAGCCACCTGCACCAGCTTTAGCAGCTGCTTTTGCTGATCCACCGTATTGTTTCTCTAACTCAGTAAGAATAATATCCTGAGCATCAGCTAGACGATTAGTTTTAACCAGTTGGTTAATAACAGCTTTTTGTGCTTTTGAAAACTGAATTCCCGAACGACTTAATGCCGAAAGGTTGGCTACAGGGTCATTAAGTGCTTTACCTAACTGTATAGAGGCACTTTTTAAATCACCACCTAAACGGCTCGCTAAATCAAGTGCTACTTGCTGTGTACGTTCAAATTGGGTATTAGCTATATTAGTAAAAGTTAATAGTTGTGCTGTTACATCTTTTAATATCTCTTCATCACCAAAGAGTGTATTATCTTGCAAAGCAGCATCTATTTTTTGTAACTGATCTGAAGTATAACCAGCTGCACCACCTGTAGATCTTAAACCAGCTTCTACTTGCGCAATGGCTTGCGCTTGGTCATCAAATGATTGTACTGATTTTGCACCCAAAGCCACGAGGGGAGCAGTAACATAAGTACTTAACCCAGCACCCACACCTTGCATAGCTGTACCTATTTTTTTTAAGTCACGCTCAGCGCTTTGCATTTGTGTACTAAGCTCTTTAAGCCCTAACTTAAACTTAATATTTATAGTTGCTAAACTCCCCATTTTTTACCCTTGATTTTATACCATAAAAATAAAACAGGAGTAGAGGAGTAGAGCGGAACATTGTGCGGTTTGTTATAAAAAAAATACAGCCCCGAAGGGCTGTATCAAACAAAAAACATAAATAAATATAGAGAAACAACTTAACTTTTTTTGTTCTTTAGAGCATCATATTTAGCCCACATTTCTTTTGCAGCTTCAACTTCCTTTTGCATTGCTTCAGCTTCTTTAGCGGTTAACTCATCCGGTTGCTCCCAAGGAAACGACCACATATCTGTTTCTTTTACTGTATTAGCATTTTTTAAATAAGGACGAGTTATATAGTAAGCTAGCTTACGTACATTAAACGAAAAGAAATCATTTTGTACTTCAATTGCTTTACGTTTACCTGTTACAATATTTAAAAATATTCGAGGTGTAAGACTGTAGAAGTAATTGAAATCTAACCCACATTCACCTAATGCAATTTCTTCTAGTTCATCCCAAGTTAGAAGCTTAATTTCTTTTGTTATGTTGTCGCTGCTATCTTCTTTCCCGCATCGGGTGGTGTTTCTTTAACAACTGGCATTGCTTGCACAAATAAGGTTATAATTTTTTGTACTTCAGGTAAATTATTAAACATCCAGGCGGCAGCTTCATCTACATCTAAACACTGTTCTTTATCGTTAGTAGCTGCTGCTGCCTGCATTACATCAGTAAACATTTCTACAAACCTAAAAGGCACATCTATTGTAGCATCATCAGGTATATTATCAGGGTCTATATTTTGTGTTTGTTGCACAAATAAAGCAGTATTCTCACTAAACTTTTTTTGTACTTCTACAGGACCTTTACAACCCCACATATCACCAAGTTTACGCAAAAAGCTAAATGAGAATTTAAGCGTATATTCTTTATTATCTATTGTTATTTTTAAAATGTTTTCCATTTTTATGTTTTGTTTTTCTATTTAAAAAAGCCCTACCACAGCAGGGCTTTTATTTATTAAGCAGACACAACATCTTTTGTTAATTTTCCATCACCATTAAATGAAAAGCTACCACTTGATACAGCGCCATTAGTTGCAGTAATATCACTTTGCGATACATAAGCACTACCACTATAAACGGTATCATCTGTTACGCCTGTAGTAAATTCTACAGTTACAATTGTATCATTTAATTGAAGATCGATTAAATCATCAGCATTAACATGAGTAGTATCACCATCAGGTAGATCAGCTACTAAATTAGAGGTACTCAACGTCCAGCTATAATCACCTGGTAATTGATTCTTACCATCAGTATCTTTACTAGCCAATTCTTCAAAATCGGTAGTTATCGATAATGAACACTCTGTAGCATGCCATAATTTTTTACCACCAAAACTTAAACGCAATTTCTTTCCTTGTATAAAAGCCATTATTTCTATTTTTTAAAAATTAATAATACTATATTCCATTGTACAAACAATACTTTCAGTTTCTTCATCAACAGCTACTTCGCTACGCTCAAAGCTAAAAGGAGTAGAGGATAAAATACCTCTTACAACATTCTTAAAATCCAAACAAGCGCTATATTTCGACTCATCGAAACAAAGCATAATATCTACACCATAACTTTCACCACCATCTTTACTTATTGGCTCAGCATCGTTAATACGGTACACTACAAAAGGATAACTAACACCCTGAGAGCCATAAAGCGGAAAAACCTTATCATCCATTACAGCTGTAAATTCTGCATCAGCTTGCAATGTATCTTTTAATAAAATTGCTATTTCCTTTTCTGTGCTCATCGGCTTAGTTTATCTATTCTTTTTTGAATAAAACGTGCTACACTTTTTTCAGCATCAGCAGTAACACGTCCTTTTGTTCTATTATAAGCACGCCCCATAAACGGGTTGGCTTTAGTCTTACTTTTACTACCTGTAGTATTATGCGCTTTTGCACGTTTACTACTCGATCGTTTACGGCGAAAACCCGCCTTATATATGTTATGACCATACTCTACAAAATGACCATAAAAACCAAAGTTTTTACCCTTTGTACGTGGACCTACATATACAGTAGGATTAATTTTTGCATCACCTTTACGCCCTACGATAACCCCTATAGATTTTTTAAGATTACCAGGTGATACTTTCTTTTTACGTGCTACGTGTGCTTTTTTAGATACTGGTGCTTCATTTCGTGCTACTTTTACTGTAGATCCTGCTACTTTACGCAATACACTTATTGCTTCGCGTCTTTTACTTTTATCATCAGCTAAAAGCTTTATTTTGCGCTGTAACTCATCAAATCCTTCAATTTCAATTAACGACTTAGTCATAATCTACACATATTAGCTCCAAATGTGAACGCCCTATTTTACGCACATAATGCACCTTATACACTTTATCCGTTTCAGTATCTTCAAGCTCTAAATTTACTACACCAACAATACCATTACGCTTACGAATAACATACGAAGCATTAACAAGTTGGGTAACTTTTTCTTCAAGATCTAAGCCACCCGTATTAGCACCAAGAGCAGCATAGGTATCACAAACTAAAACCCTATCATCTACAGTAGCACCAGTAGCATCTTGCTGTTTATCTAGTCTATATACCCGTACTTTTGTATCTAATTTTGCTATATATGGTTTTTTATTATCAGCCATATTACCATTGTGTTTTATAACTTCGCCACAAGCTCAATGCTGCCGTATTAGTAGTAATACCATTACGATCTTCACGGCGCTCATAAAAATCAGCGATACGTAGATAAATACCCTGTTTCACCGCTTTAGGACATGAAGTGTTAATTACCACTTTTACAACAGCATCACCTTCAGCCAGTTCAGGTAATTGAATACCTGTAACACTTTTAAAAGCTAGATCATTTATATCACCTATAAACCGCCTTCTAAAAGTGTAATTTTCAGTAGGTAAATCAACATACTCATTACTACCTTCGGGTAAATACTGTATAGAATCTACAACAGCATCTCGCAAGGCTTGTAACTCTACAGCATTAAAATCATTAAGTTCTAAACTTAAAACACCTGTTAATGATCTGTTTAAATAATTTACAGCATCATCTTGAGCAGCCTGTATAGCTGATTCGATATAAGCATCATCATCTTCAAAATCAGCCTCAATATTTAAGTGTTTTTTAGCTTCATCTAAAGAAACTACAACACTATCACTAGGCTCAAAATCATAAACTTTAATCATAACAGGTGTTTTTTTATTTAGTTTCTTCTTCAGGTTTTTCTGATTCAGGAGTAGCATTTTCTTCTTCTACCTGAATATCTTTTACCTCTTTTTTAGCGGTATCGATCAGCTTATCAATCTCAGCTACTTTAGTCTTATCAGGTACAACAATACCCGCAAGCTCACAAGCTGCTAAAAGTACTTTGTAGCATTTATTATAATCCGCAGGTTTTATAACTTTTTCTTCAGGTTTTTTAGCACCAGGCACAATAGCGTGCCCATTTGCTAAAATTTCATCTGCTAAACCTTTTTCAATTTTCACTACATCACCTGTACTATACGCTAACCCATAAATACCAGTAGGGGAGCAGGTAAATTGTATTTCTTTTTTTGTATCAGCCATAATTAAAAATTAAACAGTTATCCAATCTTTAACTACAGAGAAAGCTTTCGCCTGGCGCACCATCAAATCAATAAATGAATTGACTGTAATCTCGATATATCCGTCTTTCTTTTTAGAAATGTTATCCACTGAGAGATCAGCAAAACCCCATTGACCAATATATAATTGGCTAAAATCACCATAAATACCTGCACTTAAATTAGTACCTGAACCTTTTGAAAGATTATTAGGAACTAGAGTACTAACCCCTACACCATAACCGTTAACAGTATTATCAGTAGCCATTAAATACCCTAAATCACCAGCCTCGTGTTTTGTAGTTTTTAATCTACCTTTTGTTCCAGGATTAATTAAATAACTCATACGCGCAGCATTTGCATTTTCAATAGAAACTTTTGTTTCCATATCAACAATCTGTTTCCAGTTAGGTAAAGCACCATTTGCTCCTGCTTCAATGACATTAATACCAGTAGTGTTTAATATTCCTTCAGGTACACCCGATAGTCCACTACCATTAATTCCCGCAGCATCGATTGCATTAGCAACAATAGAATTAATTTCATTTACAGTATACATTTCTAAATCAATACCTGATTGCATGATGTTTTGCAATGAAATTAATACCGAAGCAGCCAGTCGTTTAGGTGACATTTTTTTACTACCATAAGTGTTTTTTGTATTACTTACTGTATCAACTTCACCTTCCCAAGAAGCAGCAATACCACCTTCGTTAACAGGGAATTTAAGATCACCAGTTAAACCAGTTAAATATGTAGCCCCTAGGGTTGCAAGTACTGGTTTAGGTCTTAAAAATTCAATAGGATTACGGGTTTCAGTAGCCACTAACTCAGCACCATGATTACCACCATCTTGTGTTACTGTTTGTCCATCTGCACGTTTATCAAACATAGGTATAGCAACACCACCAACTGTAATACCTAAACCAGCAGCACGCTTTAATGCCTCTTCATGAAACTCTTTTTCTACACCATCAAGCCCAGTACCACCATTCATTTGCGAACGTATAGCCTTATGCAAAGAATATCTTTCTTTCATGGTATCTTGCTCGCGTTGCTCAGGTGTTTTACCATCATTTTTTAATCGTGAGCGACTCTCAGGAGCTGTACCCGCAAGCCTTTGATTTTCTTCAAAATCTTCAGCATCTTTAATTTGAGGTGCTAAATCCTCAATTTCTTGTTGCAAACTTCTAAATGAAGCAGTTTCAGTTTCATTTAGTTCAGCGCGTGAATCAGCAGTAGCATCATCATGTAGTTTTCTTTGAGCCGCAATTAACTCAGCTCTTTTTTTAATTAGTTCAGCAGATTTTTTCATTTCTGTTTATAAATTTTGATTAATAATTAAAGTAGCCTCCGTTAATGAGATCCCTTTTTCTTTTCGTTCTTCTATAAATACATTGTGACTTCTTTTTGCCACTGTAGTATCACTATAAGCAGGATAAGTAACTGGTGAAACGTCGTATAACTTGCCTACTTTTACTATTTGTCTTAAATCTGCTTCACCTTCACGTTCTACCCAGTTAGTTTCTTTTGCTATAAAAGCAAATGAGCTTTGCGAAACATCACCTTCATTAATAGCATCCATTAAATCGTGTGCATATTGTCTATCAGGCGATTCATAACGATACCACAAGCCTTTAGCATCTACACCAAAAGAAAGGGTAGGAGTAGCACCACCACTACGTGCTAAAATGTAGTTAGGATCGTGATTAAATAAACAGCGTACATCATCATTCAATACATCATCAAAAGCACCAGTTAATATTTCTTCATGCATCCAGGGTACTATTTCAGCCACTTCATTAAATACCGCCGCATACCCCTCAACAACAAAGCTTTCTACATCACCTTCAGCACGTTTTTCAACCTTCATACCTGCCACAGCATAACGGCGCTCAGCACCTTCAATACCTTTTATATAGTCTTTATTATTTTCCATTTTCTTCTAGCTTTTTATCAATTTCTTCTTGCGTTTGGGTGTTAACTGGAAAACGAAGCTCATCGCCACCCGGTAAACTATTTAAATCTTCTTTTGCACGTATTTCATTAGCAGCATAAATACCACTGTTTACCATACCGGTATAAAACTCTTTTTTAGTTTTCATATCAGTACGTACTAGCACATTCATATTACCCACTATATACCTACCTGTTTTACGTTCTGAGCGCGTTAACATTTTGCGGTTTATTTCTTCTTCAATAGAGGTAACAATAGGCTGCATAGTGTCCGAAACAAAATCAAGTGACATTTGCTCTACGTTATTATTTGTGCTTTGTGTTAATGATTTTAGTTTGTATAATGGCACGTTAAACCATCGTGCGACATCTTCAATATTAAAGCGACCACTTTCTATTAATTGCGCTTCTTGTGGCGTTACACTAATAGACTTGTATTTCATTCCTTCATCGAGTACTACAACACGTGAAGGCGATTTTTCAGCCATAGCATTACGATAACCAGCTACTATTTTGGTTTTAGAATCTGTTAATACTTTTTCACTTTCAATAACACCGCGAGAAACTCCTTTGTTATCTACATTGGTATAGCTAAAGTGTTGTTGCTCAATACCGATATTTAAGGTAAGAGCAGCATAAGTAAGTACTGAAAGCCCTACAATACCATCAAGTGAAAGCCCTTTAAAATGTAGCACCTCAGAAGCTAATAATATTGTACCCTTTTTTATATGATAAGTTATTACACCATCAGTAGAACAGCGTATATCTTGCACATCACACCAGTCGATGTATTTTATAGTCATATCACCACTATTAGCAGTAATAATTTCAAACAAACAATTACCACGTAATTTTAATGATGTACCTATTAGTTTTTTAAATTCGAATGCATTTAAATAACCATTTTCACCATCAGGCTCTTGAGTTAACAACCAATCTACAGGGTGATTAATTAACCTTATACGACCTTCATCTGTTTTTTCATATACCTTAAAAGGTACGACCGCAAGGCTATCAGATATAATATCTACAGCATTATAAACAGCTGATAATGTAAGCGCTCGTTTTTCATTTACAGGTTTTACAGGAGTAGTACCCATAGCATTTAAGAAAGGGAAAAAACTACCCCCTAACTTAGATGTACCCAAAGCTGCGCCCCGTGTTGTAAATGCATTGTTTAACGATCGCCCTATTATACTCATACCTCGCATTTAGTTAATAAATTACTAGGTAAAATTACTCCGCAAGTAGGGGAGTAGAACGGAACATTTTTCGGTTTGTTTACTCTTTTTCTTTTTTAATAGATCTTACCACCTCTTTTAATACTAATAAGCCTATTATCAATTCACAAAATACTAATATCACTACTAGAGTATAGCGTACAGGGTGATCGTTAATAAAAGGAATTTCAAAAAGTAGCGAAGTTGCAAAAGCAATTAAAAATGTAATTACTATAGTAAGTATAGGTTTCATAGTGTTGTTTATTTCTTTTTAAAATACCGCCTTATCGATTTTATGAAACTATCATGTGAGCTATAACGATACTCACCAAATAGATCACAATATGTATCGTTTATTTTATTAAAAGCATCTACATTATATTTATGTTTTTGCGTTTTAATCTCATCAATATATACTTGATAAAACCCACCTATAGTAGCCATTTTGCGCATCATTTCATTTTCAATACACTTCTTTTCATATTGTGCGTTAGCGGCTTCTACTTTTTGTAAGGCAGTATCAAGTTCTACTTTTAAATCATTAACAGAGGTGGCAGTATCATTCATAATTTTTTAGTTAAAAAACATTGTATTAATATTTTGACTATTAATACATTAGTATAAAATTTAACGCGTTTGTCATTATATAAATTATTCGCCTACAAAAAATCAACATTGTAAATTATTGTTTAACAATAGTCTAATTAAGTATTAGATATGTTAGCAATAAAAATCAACATCAGGGTTATCATATACACTACCACTAGGCTCATCTGCACCACTCATAGAACCACCTATAGCATTAATAGCAGCAGCTATACCATCTATACGGCGACCATTAGTATTACTTCGTCCTTTATCAATTCTTATATTTTCATTATTATCTACACGGGTTTGACAACCTGCCAACATCCAAGCCATTACAGGATTACCACAATGCTTTAAAACACTTTTATATACCAAGCGTTCAAACTCTTTTGTAGGAGCAGATAATACTGTTATCGCTTGGCTAAATTCAGATACATTAACACCTACTTCTTCTAAGCGCTGCATTGTAGCCTGTGCATTCCACTTATCACACTCTATGCGCTCAATATTATATTTTTCATACACCAACATTATTTTTTCTTCTACTTCAGCATAATCAACCACATTACCAGGAGTAGCAATAATATATCCAGCATCAGCCCAAGCCCTGTATGGCACACGATCTTCTTTACTACGCATATTGATAGTATCAAAAGGGCAAAATAAAAAGGGTACTATATATCGGTTATTAAATTCGTCAGGATTAGAAATTAATACAAGTGCTGTAATATCTCTATTTGTAGAGAGATCAAGCCCACCATAACCGCCAAACTCTTGAAACTTGGCTACTATTTCATCAGGTGATAAATTGTGTTTATTTTCCTGCCATATCTCATTAGGTATCCATACTGTAGGTGCATCTACCCACATATTAAGGTGCTTTGTCTTAAAGTTGGGTATCTTACTTGGCTGAGCTTTTGCATTTTCATATTCTACTTGCAAACTTTCTACCTCTAAACCTTGCCCCAAAATAGGATTAGCTTTAAACCAATTATCTTGAGATTCCCAGTCGTCACCCTCGTCTAAATCATGTATCATCACAAAAAGGTGATCTAACTCTACACGTCCTTCAAGCACCTCTATAACACTATCTTCATAACGTTTGCAAGGGCTTTGTACATTTGTACCAGCAGTAGTAATATGCCACACTATAGGCTGCGAACGCATAACCATACTACTTTCTAAATTTTCTTTTAAAGTATCATCTACATGAGCATGATATTCATCTATAATAGCCAAGTGTGCATTAATACCATCTTGGCGTTCACTTTTACCATCAAGTGCTATCATTGACGACTCAGTACGTCTAAAATTTACTGTAGTTTGTTGTGCATAAAACCCAATTTTACGCAAGGCAGAATTTGCCACATGACTTGTAATAAATTGCTTTGCTTGCTGCCAGCATAAACGTGCTTGTTTCTCTTTTGTAGCTCCTACATATACTTCGGCTTCCATTTCTGAATCGAAGCCCATTACATATATTGCAAGCCCTGCCATTTCAGCCGTTTTACCATTCTTTTTAGCACGCTTATCATATACCGTTTTTATACGGCGTTTATCATTTATAGGGTCTATAACACCAGGTTGCTGCATCTTTTTCCATGCAAAAACATTATACATTGTGAATTGCTGAAATGGTAATAAATGAAACGGTTTACCTTGCAACTTACCCTTAGTATGATTTAACCAAGTAGGAAAAAAAGAAACAATGTGCATACCCGCCATGTGGTCCAGGTAATACCCTTTTGCTTCAGCTTCATCAATCCATCTAAAAAAACGATCTACAGCCTGTTTTATACGCTTACCAGTAATAATACGCCCTTCACGCACACCATAAGCATACTGAAACGGAACACTATTTTTCATTTCTTCAGTTATAGTCATAATTGATTGATTAACCGTGCTTTTTACTCATTTCTTTTTCCCACAAATCAAGTTGTCCAGTTTCTATCTTAGTGGTAAGTGCTTTTTCGCTTTTCGGGTCCAGTCCAAACAATGCACTACATTCTTTCATCTCTTTTGCAGCACGGTCACGTAGTACCATTTCGGCAGTAATGTTTTTCGCTCCGCTGCTGTATTTTTGTATGTAGCCTGTACCAGGTTCAACTTTATTAAGTTTATTAATCTCAGTACAAGCCCATGACCATTGCACATAGTTAACTGCGAAAATCTCTAAGGTGTGTAGGTTGGTAGCGGTGATCCGTTTTTCTTTCATTAAAAAATCAGCTACTTTTTTATACGCTGTTTTTTCTTCACGGCTCAAATGTTTAGGTAGGTTACCAGGTAACTCTTCTAGTTTGTTGGTTGGTTCACCTTTGTGTTCAAGTTTTAAAACATTATTTTTCATAATCAAAATATTATAATTTAAAATCATACCCCCCCTTACCAAAAACAACCGCGAGTAAAAATTTGATTAAACAGCGATGTACGCCACTCGCTATACAACGAGATTTTACCCCATACCCCTTATAAATGCCGTTCACGTCCGGACTTAGAATTATGACACGTTTTACAAGACGAAAACAAATATTTTTCATCGTATGGATCATCGCCGCGAGCTATTAATACTTTTGCTCTAGGTTCGTGATCTACCACCGTAGCTTGCGTAACTTTATCAACCTTAGCACAGTACTCACACAACGGATCTTTATCTAGTTTTGACCTTCTAACATTACGCCACTTGCGCCCGTTATAATCAAAGTCGCTTGCGTGTCGTTGCCTTTCAAAAGGTTTACGCTCAGGTAACCACGGTCTATTTATTCTTTTAGGTTTATTAGCCATAATCAAAAGGGTGTATCGTTATCATCAGGAGTAGGACCAAAGGCTTCATTAGCCGTAGCAGGTTTAATATCTTCCTTTGTATTACCTTCATTCAACATCTTAGCATCAGCCTCACGTGTTTCTGCATACTCATCAGGATCCATGAACTTTGTTTTATTCTCATCGAAATACAAGCCTATCTTATCTATACTACCATTACGATACTTAGCTATAATAAATTCAGTGTTAGCATTCATCAATACCAAATCTTCATCAGGTTCAATATTGTAATATCCAGGGCGATAAAGAAAGTTAACCATATCAGCATCTTGCTCAATTGCTCCCGATTCTCTTAAATCTGAGAGCATCGGACGTTTACTACCTCCACGTGTTTCAACTGCACGTGATAGTTGAGAGAGTAGGAGTATAGGTATATTCAACTCTTTTGCTAACTTCTTTAATGATCGGGTTATAGTAGATATTTCTTGCTCTCGATTACCTGTTTTACCTAGTCCTGTAAAGCTCATCAGTTGTAAATAATCTATAATAAGAAGTTGTATTTTGTTTTTACGGCGCCACAATCTAGCCTTAGCTATAACATCAAGTAAATCAGTACTTGTATCATCAAAGTAAGCAGGGTAGGACTTCATTTCATTTTCTAAATTAATATACTGTTCAAAGTATTTTTGTTTAGAAAACCCATGTTTAAACAACTGATTTAAATGAAAGTGACTATTGCAAGCCACCATGCGTGTTACCAGTTGCTGCGTACTCATTTCGCAGCTAATAAAACCTACAGGAATATTATTTTTAATATTCTCTAACATACACTTCAACACGTAAGAAGTTTTACCCATACCAGGACGTGCTGCAATAATAATTAAATCACTATCCTGCCAGCCACCTGTTTGACCATCTATTTTTTTTGAACCTGTAAACACACCACTAAGCTGATTATTACTTTGCTGGTGCGATAACATTTCAACGCGTTGCTTAATAGCTGTAAGCACATCAGGCATATACTTTTCTTTAGCACCAGTATCAATCGATTCATTTACTTTGTCAAGTTGTTGCGATGCTGTACCAAGCAAATCAAATACATCTACTTCATCACTATATGCTTTCTCGACAAAAGCAGTATAATCTTTTATTATTTGCCTGCGCACCCACATTTGCTGTACTATTCGAGCGTGATATTCAATATGCGCACTACTCGATATTTTTTGAGTGAGCTGTATTAAATAATAATCACCACCTGCCATTTCGAGCGTACCATTCCCTTTTAATTGGGCACTAACAGTTAGCAAATCGATAGGCTCATTTTTAAAATGCAATGTTTGTATTGCCTGAAAAATCAATTGATGACCATCTTTATAAAACACATCAGCGTTTTTAATTACGATCAAAGCATCTTGCACACCCTTGGCATCTATAAGCATTGCTCCCAGTATAGCCTCTTCAACATCTATAGCTTGTGGTGGTAGCTTGCCTTGCTGCAAAGCGATTACTTTACTAGCTTCTTTAGCATTAGCACCTTCAAAGTTTTGTTTACCCTGCTGCATGATTATATTATTTTTTTAGAATGATATGGTGCAACCGTTTCAGGAGCAGTATTATTTGCAGCAAACTGAGGTTTGTTTCTTATCCAGTTGTTTGCTAATTGTTCAAAACGTCCTTCAAGTACGTTGCTTTTAAAATCTAAATTTTCTTTTTTAACCTTCGCATTATAATCATCACACACTAACTTAAAATCATTACCTAAACGGCTTTTATATTTCATCATTAATCGCTCAAAAACCGAAGGGTAGGTTTTCTCTAAAAATTCGAGCGGTTCGCCTTCTCTATTAATTGTATTATTATATGTAGTATTCTCCTTAATAGGAGTGCTCTTTTCGTCACTAGCTAGTGCTCTTTCTGTCACTAGGTCGTGATCTTTTCGGCACGAGGTAGTGACTTTTTTGTCAATAGTAATTCTACGTTTATTACCACTATTATGTAAGATTTCTACTTCAATATAATCCCGATCACGAAGCTGAGAAATCCATCGTGAAATTGTTTTAATATTCACATCATACAACTGCGCGAAATAGTCATTATCAGCCCAACAATAACCCTCAGCATTGCACAAAGCTGTTATCTCACCATAAAGCAATTTTGCATTAGGTTTTAACTCATTATCGTAACGAACAGAGGCAGGAATAAGCGCGTAATAACCAGGAGCAGCCATATATTATTTATTTTGAAGTTTTAGTTGTTTATAAAAAGGCTACCACACAATGAGCGTTGTATAGTAGCCGTTTTATTCTATAATTGAAATATTTTAAGCTGAGGGTATAACTCAGCTATTTTATCTAACTGAGCACCTATAATCTCTTTAGCTTGCACATCAATAAACTCTTTCAATTCAGGCGATATAAGCGCACAACCATAAGTATCAGCATCTACTTCAATTTCTATTTTTATACGCTCAGGATCTTGCCCTACGAATACTGGTAGGTTTAAATAAAACTCAGCAGGTATATTACTTTCAATAACTTCTTGCGAAACCAGTACGCGCGCACTACCTCTTTTATCATCGGCCGCTTCAAGGGCTTTTTGAGCTTTTACCTTTATATTTCTAAGTGCAGCTACGAGCTTTAAAGCCAAACCTTTATCATCAAAATAATGGCGATTCATATTTATAAAATCAGCTAATTCTTTATGCTCATACACACGACCTTTATTAATTTGCCAGTTCAATAACTCAGGGTGTAACTTTAGCACTCCATTAACGGTATCATAATTTTCACGGCGCGCGGCATAAAATAAATCCAAATAAAGACCTTCATAAGAGTACTGAACCTTCGAGTTCTTTATTTCATCAGGATCAATACCTTCTTTACCTAAATATTCGGCTACTGAACCTATAGTAGCACCCTGTACTATAACAGCACTAGGTACATGAACATCATTAGCTTTACCTTCACGAATAACAAGCTCTTTAACACCTTCTTCTACTGTAACTTTTACATTCTGATTTTCCATTTTTTTATATTAATTAAGAATTAGCAAGTTTTCTAACTGAATTATCTATAATACTGTACTGCCTTTCGTTAGGGAGTAGCGCACGTTCTAAAAGCAAAGCACCTTCTTTACTATACACGCCCATACGTTCATGTTCTTCATCTTTCAGCAAGTACACAGTATCTACTACTTCTTCACTACGGGTGCGTATTTCTTGCAATACCGCATTGTTTTCATTTTCTAAAGGTTTAGCATCAGCTTTATACTTATCGCGAGCCTCTTTCAATTCCTGTTTAGCCACATCAATTTTTATCATGTTTTGACTAAGAGTTGTTTGCCTATCCTGCAATTCACCTTGTTCTAACTCACGGGTGTAACTGTAATTTTTTTCGACTTTAAAAGCACTAGCTTCTAAAATTTCTAATCGTTCGGCATCCGAACAATCTTTTGCAATTTGTTTTTCCATAATTATTTAATAGTTTTAAGTTTAATATCTTTCTGCACACACTTGGCATTTAAAAGGAAAATCAGGGTGCTTTTCATCACACACTAAAAACTTATTACAGTCGTGCACCACAGTGGCTTTTTTAATAGCTAGTTCATTACGAACCACTACTTTTACAAACCATATTACAACTACCAGTATCAAAAGCATATAAATTGCCATTACTACTACTAGCGGCATAAATAATTCACTATCTATCATATTAATATCAATTTTGTTTTTCATGTATTTAGTTGTTTGGAATTAGATGTTTTATCAAAAAAATAGCTCCCTTAACTCGTTTTGAACGTAGCTACATAAATAGCAGCTAAGGGAAGGGGGAACGTTATATTATTTTACTACAGTCGCCACACCAGGTAATACTACCATGACCACGCTCGTTACAAACACGTTTATTATCACATTTTTTAAACTTGATTTCTTTACCTATACGAGCATTAAGCGGCTCACCATTGCGAGCTTTTACTTCAGCCATATATTTTAAGTTTATCCGTAAAGCTTTTGCATTTTGTTTTTGCAACTCAGGCGATATGTTTCTCTTTTTACCCATAGTTTCACAAATAATCGTTTCGTACTAAAAAAGAGGTTGCTATTTTGCGCACTCCGCTAGTCGTTTTATATATCTCATCAGATTTTATAACTCCTTCATCAATCCAGCGTTGTAAACCCGATTTTGATTTTATAGGCAATACATCTATCTCTAATATTTGCTTAAATGTTAGGTGTGTTTTTTTAGTATACCTACGGCGTAACTCATTAATTTTTAAAGCATTTGTAGCTGCAAGTTGTTCAGCTTTTACAATAACTAACCCTTCAGCTTTTAGCTTATCCATAAATACATCTATATCTATAAGGTTAGGCTGCATACTATTCTTTATTAAGTTGATCTAACACAGAGCTGACTTTTGCAATCATATCATCTGATACATTACGAAAGTGCCAAAAGTTTGTAATTCTCTCTTTTGTAACATCAGGATAATAAGATCTAATCAAGGTTGATATAGCTGGTAGAGTAGAAAAACCTTTATCAAAAAAAACATCTAAAAGGTTTAATGCCTCTTGTACATTATCCATCCTTTTTTTTGTTTTTTTTTCTGTTCTTGTTAATACTGTCATAGTTACATTTAGTTATATTTGTCACTAACACCTTGTACAGGGTGTTTTATAGTTACAAATATATCTAAAAAGTTACAAAAAGTATTACTTTTTATACCTTTTTAATTTAAAAATGTTTCAAATGATTGATATACAGAATATTACAGACAAGGAACTGCATGATAAAATTGTAGAATATTGTAATTTAAATGGAATAACAGGTTATGATATATCCAAAAACACAGGAGTATCAAAAAATCAAGCTGCAAATATTCTTAAAAATGAAACCGTAAACCCAAGAAGAACAACGCTTTTAAAAATATGGAACTATATTTCTAATATAGAAAGTGGAATTATAAAAACTGAACCAAAACAGACTACCACAACTGAATTAGAGAAATATTTAGCCCTAAGTAATAAGATAATAGAGCTACAACAGGATAATATGGATTTTTTAAAGCGTGAGCGTGAGTATATAAAAACCATTATGCAATTAAAGAAAGTACTAGAGCAACATAATATAGATTACAGCCATATAACCCCTGAGTAATTTTTATATTTGAGCACTAAAAGATTACTAAATATGAAAAAATTACTGTTTGTTCTATTATTTATACCAATTCTTGTTAATAGTCAAGAGATAAAAATCGAATTTGACGAATTCGAAAAATCAACAACCGTTACTTCTGAATTTTTTAAGAATGGAAAATTTGACTTGAAACAATCAGCAGGTAAAAATAGATTCTTTAGTTTAAATGCTTTATACTATAAACCTAAAAACAAAGAAGGTTATTTTTTTATAGATATTTTACTTGTTTCCGAAGCATCTAAAATTACCTGCCTAAGTGAATATAAAGGTAAAATAACATTTTTATTAGAAAATGATACCACATTAGAATGTCTACAAATAAGTCGTACGGATTGTGATAGTGGTCTTATTGGAGCTAGGTATATTGCTGCACCAAGTATGAAAGTAGTAAGTTATGCATTTACAAGTAGTCATTTTTTATTATTAAGTCATCTTAGTATAAAAAAGATCAGAATTGCAACTACAGACGGAAATATCGATATTGAAATTGATGAAGACTATAAAGAATATCTAAAAAATTGTTTTAAAAAAGTTCATGACAAAGGAGAGGAGCTTAAACAATAACTTTATACAAAGCTTCATCACGCATTGCTTCAGCGGAATTTAAAGTTTACTATAACCAAATTACTTAGCATTATTCTATTACATAATTTCACTATAATGAAAAAAATATTTTTACTATTTCTATTTGCACATACATTAATCTTACAAAGTCAAGAGTTAAAAACTGAAACAGATAAAACTAATGAAATAATAATCACTACCGAACTTTTAGTTGATGGAAAACTCGATTTAGACAAATCCGTAGGGAAAGATAGAGTTCTATTTGTATTACCCGTATTCCAAAAACCCGTGGACCTAGAGGGTTTTTATAGTGTGGATATTGTTTTTGACACAAAACAATTAAAGGTTTGTTTAGACCAATTAAGTGGTAAAACAATATTTTATTTTGATGATGATAGTACTTTAGAATGTGCACAGTTAGTGCCTAAGGTATGCAAATCAACACTTCTAGGTTGTAGATTTTTAGCAGGTAAAAGTATGGATTCGTTTGGTTATGATTATACAAAAAATGAATTCATGAAATTATGCAATAAAACCATATCAAAAATTAGAGTAGTAACTACTGAAGGTAACATTGATATTGAAATAAAAGATGATTATAAACAGTTTTTACAAAACAGCTTTATAAAAGTTAGTAAAAAAGCTAATGAATTTATGCAATAACCCTATATAACGCTTCATCACGCATTGCTTCAGGGTATCTATCTTTGTAATAATTATCTATTTCATCACGTTCGTGCCCTTGTAACTCACGAAGTAAATCTTCATCAATACCCATTGTTTTTGCAATACTAGCAAAAGTGTGGCGTGCTACTTTGTGACCCCAAATACCACCAGCTCCGCTTAATTCAATACCGTGCTTTATTTGTGCCTTTTTTAAAGCATCATACGCTTTACGGCGGTGTGTTTTATAACCATCTACATCTTTACGCCAAGGGAATACGTATTCACCATCTTGTTTATACTTATCAATAATAGTTTGAGCCTTTGGGTGTACTTTCAAGTCTATAGCAACACCGCTATTACCTTTATTACGATTAAAATATACACGACCATTACGCAATTGTTCATTTTTAAGGTAGTATATATCCATATAATCAGCACCAGCAAAGTAATACTGTAATAACCAAAAATCAGTAAAACGGTATAGAGTAGGGTAGTCGTGCTCTATAACTTCTATCTTTTTAATCATTTCAGCACTCATATTTTTTTTACGTGCTGCATAACTTTTAACAGTAAGCCCCTTCATAACTCCTTCAAACGGGTTGCTAGCTTCAAACTCATGGATCTTTATAAACTTATTGTATAAAGCTCTTAGCGTGCGTAAATATAACGATACAGTCGATTTGCTATTACCTTTTTGCAATCGCGCATCACGAAACTGCATTAATAACTTAAAAGTAATACCACTAAACTTTATACCAGGTGCAAATACATCAAATTCAATTAAAGCGCGCTCATATACTCGCGCATTACCACGTGCTTTATTAGCATTAATATAATCTTTACGCTTTTCATAAGAGTTAGCTGAGGCTTCTAGTTCAGATACTACAGCCATACCCATATCATTAAATGTACCTAAATCAACAGCTTTTTTTTCATTGAATAAATTCTCATATACCTCATTAATATCATCAGGGCGCGATAATAGTATTTTTTTAGCCTTAGCTTTCCATACTTGTATTTTAGGTGCTAGTATATCATAATCAGGGTGGCGGCTCGATAATAGCTCTTCAGATGCTATCCAGTGCTCAGGTAGGCAATTACAAATTTTATATTTTTTGCGTTTACCTTTATGTGATAATATGAAAATAAGAGAATAGCCATTTTTGTTTAATGGCTCAGTAGTTAAGAGCTTTATATTTATAGTCAT